TCTATATCAAGTGCCTTAGCCACATCCCTTTGACTCATAGCAAAGTCCCTAGGATCTTTTCTTTTTTTCATGCTGCTCTCTTTTGTTTGCCTTTAGCCCAAGCAATCTGACGATACTTGACCCAGTTCATTGTGGTTAAAGATGGTATGCGTGTGGTCTGATACAAGTTTACAGGCCATACTCCATACTTCTCTTTGTATTTATGTTTAGCCCAGTTAGCAATATATCCTCTTTCTTTGGCAATGTGCAAGAGTTCAGAATAAAAGAATTGTTCTTCCTTGCGTTTATTAGCGTAATTTTCTCCCAACTCAATCATCTGTCCAGCCACAACAGCCAACTGAATTTTTTGTTTTACATACCCACAAGAAACGCAAGTATCGGTATGCTTAGGCCATAGCGCAGAACAAGATGGGCATTTGCTTTCTTTCTTTTCTTTTTCAGTAGGTTCTTTTTTAGTCTTCTCTTGCTGATCGTCTAAGTCTTTAACACCAACTTCATAAATCTCATCCCAGTCATCACGAAACCGCAAGTAATTGCCCGAATGATCTAGCCATAGGGCAAAATCTTTACCTGGATGAGGACGCATTACTCTTCCAAGTTGTTGAATATGTGAAGATAATGACTTGCTAAAAGGCCGAGCAGAAACACCGATACATACGTCTGGTACATCGAAACCTCTAGTAAGGATATCAGTAGCAATAAGCCCGTGAATATCAGTATCTGGGCGAGCAAAATCCTCAATAGCTTGTCTCTTGAATTCATCATTGTCCTTATATGAAATTGATACAAAGTTAAATCCTTTGTTGGCAAACTGCTGAACCAAGTCTGCTCCGTGTGCAACTCCAGCACAAAACACAATCGTCTTCATGGGTTTTCCATAAACTTCTTGGGTCTTGGTAATCCATTCTTGCACGATATCGCCTGTGATCTTCATGCCACGTTCTGTGACATCATCAGGACTCCATTCGCCAGCCAGTTTTTTGGCTCCTGTCATGTCAATCTCTTTAGAGATATATACCCTTAATGGGGTAAGCCACTTGTCTTTTACTAGTTTGCCCGTAGTCGAGGCGCAGATGACATTCGTGTAGATACTGCCTAGCCCCTTGGTAAACGGAGTAGCCGTAAGACCAATGACCCTTAGCTTGGGATTGTCTTGAATGATGGCGGTAATCTTTGATCGTGTAATGTGGCACTCATCTACGATGAGTAGATCAATGTCAGGGAACTGATTACGTCTTTCTAAAGTCTGGGCAGAGCAAACCTGGATACGCCTACTGCTATCGTTCTTCCAATGGTTAGACTGCATTACCCCATGTCCAATATTGTATTTTTCTAGCCGTGTGCTGGTCTGATCTACCAATACAATGCGGTCAAGAATCATGGCCGACTTCTTGTAGTTGTCTGATGTAGCCTTCATTAACGCTATGGCTACCTCGGTCTTGCCAAATCCTGTGGGTGCATACAACAACTGCGCCCTGTGTCCTGCTTTAAATCCGTCCCTTAATGCATCAATGACCCATGATTGATGATCTCGTAATACTAATTCCATATTGTTCCTTAACTTCCGCAAGCCCTGCGGTGTGGGTTTATGCTATTGTTTTTTCCTGTTCGATAGTTGCATTTTTTAAAGACTCATGCAACATGGCAGTCATCCCATTAAGGACAAATGCCAGTTCGGTTGCCTTCTCGTAATCTTTGCGATTGGCAATTTCATAAATGCGATTAGTCAGGTTGCCAATTCTAATGGTGTAAAGGGAGTAGTCTTCAAGAGTCATCTTTTATCCTTTCTTTTCATAGCGTTTATAGTTTTAATAAGTTCGGCATTACGATTCTGAAACATATCGCGGCTTTCTCGAAGCGCCTTATTTTCAATTTCCAGAATACGGTTTCGCTCCCTAAGATTCGCAACAGTCTCCTCGATATCAATCTTTTCGATCTCTGAGGCATTCCATTGACCCATTGCGATCTTATCCCTGAAGAGCGTGTTTTCTTCTGCCAATAGGTTGATCGTGTCTGTGAGTTCTGCAATAGTCTGGTCTTTCTCATCCTTGATCTGACTAACATTTTCTTCCTCCTCTACTTTTGGTTTTCTTCCAATGTTAGATGTCTCCATGGTAGATTCATTGCCATGTTTATCTATAAAAGTTTTCTTTTCTGGTTTATCTATTTTTTTAGATTCTTCCAATAAAACTCTAATTCTGGCAACAGTTGTACTAGCTACATGAACAATCTTGGCAATTTGAGTGTTAGACCATTTGCCCCACTCTTCATCAGTAAGCATTTCAATAATGTTATTGCGTTTATCTTCTTGTGATGGTGGTTTACCATGTTTTCCGTTTGCGCCAAATGAATACAGCTTGGCATCTCTTAAAGTGCCGTTATGTATTTCAACTTGGACAGAAACAAGGCCATTAGATTTTTGTGCAAAGTAGCGATGAAAACCATCTACTAGCCAATTATTTGATCCATCATTAAATATTACAATCGGAGGAAACACAGTCCCGTCACGCATTTTTTCTGCGTAATCTTTAACCATTTCCTGATCTAATTCTTTACGAGGCTGAGTGCCGCCGTCAATACGAATGTCAGATAATTTTAATTCTTTCACTTATTTCTCCTAGCAGTTGGTCTTTCAGTATAACAAATCAGCCGAGCAAGTTCCAGCCAAATTTAACAATGTCAAACAAGAAGTGGCCTACGAATCCTCCGAGTATCAAGAAAAAGTAAATCATCACTATTACCAAAATAATTGTGCTAAGAGCGATGACTACCCATTTGATGGTGTTAACTATTTCATTCATTTAATTCCCCTTTTAACTTAAAGTAACTACTAAGAAGTAACATGATACCTTTTGGTGGACGCACTCCGCCCTAGGAGTGCGCCTTTAACTATGATACCTTTCGGAGCCACAGCACTCGCCAGTCGTTCATATCGTAGGCACTAGCTTCGCCACCTACTTTGCGTTGTTACAGATATTTCCCCAGTAACGCTTGTATTTATATCGCTGGTGTTTCTCCTGCCGTCCAATATAAACCGCTGGGAGAACAAGAGACACACGAATTGAATCGTGTTTTACTCTCATTCTCCTAGCAAATTCAGAATACACCAACTAAAAATTTTTTGCAAGTATAAAAAGGAAGAACCCCAGGTTTTTAGTCTGGGGTTCTTGGATCAAGGGGATAGATCCGTGGGCTTGCTTTGCACAAGTCTCTGCTAGGAGAACAAGAGTGCTTGTCAGGGGGGAACTGACATACTAAATATAGCACATGAATTGAATATATGTCAATAGGTAGTTGTATGCTTGGTAAATAAAGATATAGTTTATTTAGGCTAACACCCACTATTAGGGTGGCCAAATGCCCTATCCGTGGGACAGGGGATAGCCTTATTTTTTATCTACCAAGCATACAAACATTATTTTATATCAATTTTTTGGTTATCAAATAGCCAGCCGATAGTTTTTCGATGAGCTTCCTCCCACATCTCAATCCTTTGTTCCTTGGTAAGCTTGGAACCTTGGTCCAATGTCGAGTGGCAGCTAAAGCACATGGCCGCAACCCTATAATCCATGGCTTTAAGTCCTCTACCTTTGCCGTCTCGAAGCTGGTTGGAATGTGCAGCCACAACTGTGCCGTCTTCTCTACCACACGCTTGGCATGGAGATTGTCGTATAACATCTAAAAGCTTCCTATTTCTATACATTGTTTATATTTATCAAAGATTTACATTGATTTTACTTTAATTAATGTTAAGATCTGTAAAATCTATTGTAAGGGGGAAGTGAATGGCCGCATACCATCTAACCGATGACCAGTTTATCGCATCTTGGCGAAAGATTGGCAGTCCTAATAAGTTTGCCAAAGAACATAAAATGGATGTTCGTTCTGTTTATAACAGAAGGCGCTCTATTGAGGCTAGGCTGGGAATCAAACTTCCAACCATATCAGATGAAAGATATTCTCCTTTACACAAATTGGAAGAGGTTATAGGCAATGCTAGGCGTGGCTTAAGCATTGAGAAAGGGCGGGTTGTGGTCTTCTCAGATGCCCATTTTTGGCCAGACGAATACACCACGGCCTATAAAGCCCTGTTAGAAATCATTAAAGAGTTCAAGCCAAAGGTGGTTGTGGCTAACGGAGATGTTTTCGATGGAAGTCAAAATAGCAGACATCCCAGGATTGGATGGTCTAAAAGCCCCTCTGTGAAGGAGGAATTAGAGGCTTGCCAAGACTTTATGGGTAACATTGAAAAAGTTTCTAAAGGCGCTAAATTGGCTTGGACGATGGGTAATCACGATGCGCGCTTCGAAACCTTTCTGGCAGCCCAAGTTCCTCAATATGAGGGTGTATCAGGGTTTACCCTTAAAGATCATTTTCCCCGTTGGATGCCCTGTTGGTCTTATTGGATTAATGAGGATACCTGCATTAAACACCGCTGGAAAGGTGGCTTTGGTGCAGGACGGGCAAATGCCCTTAACGCTGGTGTAAACATGGTTACAGGCCATACACACAACCTGGCTGTCCAACCCCTCACCGACTATAATGGAACCAGATATGGCGTTCAAACAGGCACTTTAGCCGATCCTAATGGGGAACAGTTCGTTCACTATACAGAAGATGGTCCTAAAGACTGGCGGTCTGGATTTGCCCTATTGTCGTTTGAACGTGGCAGATTAATGCTCCCAGAGTTGATTCAAGTCTGTGGAGAAGATGAGTATGAATTCCGTGGAGCTATCCATAAAGCATGAAGTTAACCCCATCCATCCTGCGCAATCTATACAGCGCAATCTATTGCATGAAGCCCTTTCACAAGTGGCCTATGCCGTTGCCTGAGCAGATTAAGTTCATTGTGGATTCTGACCCAGAGACTATGGGTACTTATTTATATGACGATGGCGAAGACTACGAACACGTTATTACCATATCAGATAAAAGGTGTGGACACCTATCAACTGTAATCCGTGTCCTAATCCATGAAGCCGTTCATATGAGCCGCTGGAAGACTAACAGATGGTCGCACCACGATGCCGAATTCCGTAGGCGCACCAAAGTCATATCAGACGAACTGGGCTTTGATCCTCTGGAACTGTAGCCAAAAGGTATATATTAAATATATACGTTTTTGTAAACTTTGAGAAACAAAAAAGGGGCTTTTGCCCCTTTCTTTACTTCTTCTTGCTATACAAGTCTTTCCATGTATCCAGGACGCAGCTGTACCAAAATTCATACGCTTGCTTGGTTTGCTTGGTTATAGTTTCAAACTTCTCTACAGCATCTTTAAATTGCTTTTCAAAATCAAACATATTGCTCTCCTAAGTTATGTTGCAATGCAACAATTGTAGCATATATTAAACATTATTTGGTAGCCATCATATACAAACCTACATTAGAAAAAGAATACCCCGCATAAATTACAGCTATCCATGGATTGCCTTTAAATGCTTGTTCTGCAGAAATATAGGCATAAATTAGCCCAGTTAGAATAATTAGCCAGCTGCTCATGGTTAGCAGCGCCCGTCTATATCAAAATCATCATCTTCTAAAAGCTTGTTGTACGCTTGTAAATAAGTATCTCTTTCATTTTCAACTTGCATAACTCTATGGCGCAGCCTATCAATTTCATCTTGTTGAATATGAATTTGTTTGCGAAGATAACTCTCTTCTTCTTCTCTGTCCAAGGTTGTAAAGGTAGTCATTTTATTCATCCTTAAATTTTTTTAATTGAATTTGAGTTAATGCGTATCCTTTGCCATGCCCTAAATCAGTAATATTTTCTGGCAAAAATAATTGATTTTTATCTGCCCATCCTACAATATCACCTCCTTTGTCATCAACAATAACAAGAACATAAATATCACAAGGATCTTCTGCTTTTTTTAATGTTGAAAGCAATCTACCAGACTTTATCCTGGTGGTTTTTACATCCACGGATTTGTTATTAATCTTAAGATCGGTCCCACCTTTGCGGATGCCAACAGTCATATCTGGGAATACATTAAAATGTTTGGCTACGCACATCTCACCAATAACGCCATCAATATCAATATTCCAAGGACTTTGATCGCCCATTTGTTGGTCTTTAACATTTCCCATTGCAGAGCTTCTTCTTAAAATTCCTAATGTTTGACAAACTAACATTTCATGGACTGTCAAATCAATTCTCATTTATTTGCCTTTTTCGCCAAAGGCTTTTTAATAGATGGCGTTTTTTTAATTGCTGTTTTTTTTTTTTTAAATGTTTTACCAGCTGCAGCATTAGCTCTTTCCTCAATTTGTTTGGAAGTGGCATATTCATTAATTCCTTCTTTAAGCATAGCGATAAGTCCCCATTGGACAAGCACTTCGAGTCCGAGTTTGTCAAATCTAACAACAGCATCAGCCGAACCATCTTTATTCTCCTTTGTAACTTTCACAGAAATATCCACATCATTCTCCAAAATGTAAAATTGATTTATCTAAAGCTTCTAATGACCACATTAAGTATTGCCTGATTTCATCTTTATCCTGGCCACCCATAGTGGCAGTCGCATGACCCATGGGTTTTCCCATTTGGTCGTAATACACTTCCCGAATCTCTATGTAAGGTTCTTCGGGGTATTCTTCGGATGTCATTTCAACCAATCTAAGATTCCAAGTCATTGCAATTTCCTTATTGTCATTAAGTCAAGTTCTAATTGTTTAACACGGCTTTCTAAACGAATCTTTGCATCATAAAATTCTTTGCA